AGATGCCCTCTACGCCGCGCACAGGTATATGCTCCGTATTCAATCTGCTGAGTTAAAAAAGAGTGGCGGAAATTTGCAACAGTTGACAAAGGGATTTAGCTTGGATCAGGCTCTTTCCAAAGCGTTCAACATTGCTCGTGACATGGTTAGTAAGGAATACGTTGCTGGAGAAGTGGCTATTCGCTACGCTGCTATGTCACAAGATAGGATGATGAAGGTGATCTTAAAAGATCCTGACGTAGCAAAAATAGTATACGACATGTTTGAGGATCCTGATATCGTGACCCCCGCACGTGCAAGGATTTTTGCAGAGAAGGTTATGATTGCACTGGCTCCCCATGTGGATTATTTGGACGATACAAAGGTAGATACTGTAGATTCTGCACGGGAATACTGGGGAGCCAAAGGACTGGTGTTAACTTTAGGTAGGGCAACGCAATAAGGGAGTTAGCTATGATGAAAACCTACTATAACGGCCAACGTCCGGGAATGGCCTATGGCGGCAACGTCCGCAAGCCCGGAATGAAGATGGGCGGTAGCCTGAAGATGGTGGAAAAAGAGGGCAAGAAAGTTCCGTTCTTTGCTGCCGATGGTAAGGGCAAGATGGCATACGGTGGCATGATCAAGAAGAAAAAATAACCACACCCCCCCTACAAAAAGCCCCGGCCAAGTTGCCGGGGTTTTCTTTTGTCCTCAGTGAACGAACTGTCCTGATCGTTCCAAGATGTCGTCTCCCGTTCGTTTCAGGTAGCGCAGCAGCGATGCTAGGTTGTGTCCCCCGTCATATTCGGGTAGCTGACTATCGACAATCCGCAGCAACTCTTCCGGGTCGGCTGATTCAAGCAACATCTCTACGTTGCCATTATCGAGCAGGTTAACTTCCATCTGGAATAGTTTAGCTTTGCGTAGCTTGGGCATCTGATACAGGCTCTAGGTTGCGGATGGGCAGGTTGTAACAATCAGCCTTGAATACAAAGCCGTTAGCCGGATCCACATCCCCCCGGCTGTATCTGGTTGCCTTCTCAAAGAATTGTTCCTTGCCAACACGTCCCAAGATCCATGCCCGGGACATGTCACACAGGATACGGACAAAGACGTATTCGTCACAGTCTTGCTTTGTTCCGTGTGCTGCTACAGAGCAGTCGTAGTTGGGAAGAGGTGGAGTGTTGCACCGTTTGGTCTTCACATCGACACGCTTGCCGTTCTCTATGAGGTCGTAGTTGTGGGTGTTGGATTCGGATGCTCCCGTCAGGTCGGCAACGATGATTTCACCGATTGCCCCAACAACGTTGCTGAGTCCACCCGTGATGCTGCCCTGTAGTATGCCTACAGAGGCAGTTTTCTTTTTGGCACGGGATATGTGGTCAGGAGTTATCTGTATTTCTAGCATCGATTTCCTCAAACTCAAAGTCGTCCTCAAGGTATTGCAGAGACCGTTTTAGCACAGCAACCAAGCCCTCTGCAATCATAATACGCTTTGCATCGTCATCCATCTCCACGTGCATCGTTGCGCTACCGTCATCGTGTTCGATGTATTCTGTTACCTCGAGTTTCATCTTATCAGATACCTTTTAATTGTTATCGTGTCTATTCTACATCCGGCATATCAAAAGTTAGTATGTGGTCAAAGTTATAGTTATTCATGTTTTCATAAACATAGTCAGTATACGCTTTTTCTGTATGAGTAGGTGCATGTAACCAACCAGTCAATATATATTTATCATTAGAGTAAGGTGGGTTTCCCCTATGAGGATGTGTAACTCCAGCTGGCCAAAGAACAAAAGTTCCTGCTTTGGGTTTAATTGTTACGCCCTGATACAAAAATTCTGTTGTGCCACCTTGTTCTACATCGTTAAGGTATAGCATCCAGACTAAAGACCGGTCAGCCATATCTCCATAGCTTTGTTCTATGTGCCAGTTTGAAAAACCTTTTGTATGTGTAATTGTTTTCTGTAGTTTAGCTGTTCTTGCAATAGGTTTTAGGTATTCAACTGCGGCGTGAAATACTTTACCATATAAATGAGTTGCGTAGAAACACATTTCCTGAGTATATGTAAAAAGATTGAAAGGGTATCTTGGAGAAAATCCAAACGGAAGAAACAACTGCAAGTCTTGTCTATAAAAAGTATTATCCACCACAGTTTTTTTCATAATATCTTCGGTATATATTGAGGAATCCCCTATATAGTCATCTGCCATTTTTATTATTTCGTTACATTTTTCTTCAGTAACATAATCTTCAACAACCATAATTGCCGCTGTTGAATCAACAAACATACGTGCTTTGCGTTTTTCATTTTCTATTTCAAAATCACTCATTTTCTGTCCACTGCCTATAATAAAAATGCTCACCCAAGTTATCTATCTTTTCTTCCGGGTATCCTTCGGAGATAGCCCATCCCTTAATGCTAAACTCTTTCTTCACGCCGTAATCATTGCCACCGTAATACATGACTGCATCTTTGGGCAACGCCTTTGGGAAACCATACTTCCAACCGTCCGGTAAGTCAACCATATATCTCATGTCTAACTCCTTATAAAGTGCATAGGTGGGATTTGACTAATACCCACATCAGGCTAGTAGCTGTCTAAAACATTCACCTGAACTACACGTTTGCTGGTTGAGCAGGAGAACCACTCCCCGTGCATACCTTACCCCCGCTACTCCCATAGGGGTTATTCAGTCACTATGCGATCCCACCGTCATGGGAACCTTCTTCGAGTAGGTCAATCGCCTCACCGTGAGGTATCTTAAACCACTCACCTTTATATTCTGTAGCATGTTTTTGAAATGCAGTCAACAGTTCTTTCTCTGTTTCGTGCCTGTTATCAACATACACGCTGCAAAGGATGATGTAATCCCTGTAGGGTGAACCTGTCTGGTAGCCGGATAGACGGTCTGTTGCGATTGCAGCTTTGCCCAGCTTTACCCAATCGGGCCATGCCGGGTTGATAACCAGATAGACTTCCCCGTCCGTTGTCTTCTCAATTTCTGTGTGTGACCACGCATCATCGAGGGATTTGTAGTTACCGGGTTTATATAGAGGATGACTTTGAGGTATATATTTTCCATTTATATACATTCTGTTTTTGTTAGACTTGTCATTATACTCTTTAGAACACGACTTACATTGATGACGACCAGATGATCTCCAGCTATTAGACCAGTTATCTTCAGATAGAATCTCGTCACAGGTGTTGCACGTTGTTTCCTGCATAAGGTATCCCTACTTCTTCGACCTAAACCTATGCTTCATTTCCCAAATCTTCCCGGATTCTTGCCAAACATCATCTGATAGAAGTTAGTCATCACCACCATCCCATGTTTCGTGTGTTGTGCAGTATGATAGCAAGGCAAGTAAGGATATGCAAGATAACCCAGACTGTTCGCAGCATTGCAACCTTGTCTGCTTTGTTGTTATCATCATACGCCTTACTGCCTATTGCCTTGCACCAGTATTCCCACATCATGCTGCTGACAGATCAACAACCTCACATACTCCTGCTGTGCAAGCAAGTTCACGAGATCCCGTTGTGTGATCTTCCTTCTCAAAGTCAGTCAGCTTGTCCCAGTCAATCGTGACATGTTTGTAGCGTTCTGTCCACTCCAGATATTCCTCATGCTCAATGTCCTGATAGGGGGCTTGCTGATACGTGTGGTCACTGTGTGGCAGGAATGACACCCCTGACGCAACGTCAAAGTTCTCGTATACCCACGCCCCAACTTCCATCCACTCGTTCTCCTTGACGGATACGGTGATGGATGGCTTGTGTTCACACCAGTGCAGCGCATACAACTTCCACAATTCAAGCTGCTCAATGGCAGTCATCTGTGTCCGGGTGATAGCCCCTTCCGGTGACTTCATCGGAAATGAGAACACTGTGGTGCTATCTGGCTTCATCACGTCCCGTTCGTTGTGGACACCCTGTTCGATAAGGAACTGTGTCAGGGGATCCTTGTTGTCACCCCGCACAGTGCGGATGTAGTAATCATTGTGACGGGCATGGATGCCGGAAGCAGAGTCCGTCAACTGTGATACGGTTCCGGATGGCTTCACACAGGTGATGGCTGCGGACACATTGATGCCCAGCTTCTTTGCCCATTCCTTGTTGGTGGCAACAGCAGTCTCCCGCATTGTAGTCAGCCAACGCACAGAGTCCGTAGTCTTGGACAAGACCGGATGATCCATAATGCCTGTCAGGGATACGCCCAGAAGCCGTTCCTCTTCTGTGTTCTTCTTCCAGATGCTACGAAGGTATTTGA